CTCCAAGAACTCGTCTTCTGGTTCAAACTCTTTATCTTCATATATCCACATGAAGTTATATATAACTAGGTTATATTGGTGTACCACACATAGGACAGTACTGAGGTTCCTCCTCACTGTTCATCACAAGTACTTCGGTCTGTGATTCACATACACCACAGTCCAATTCGTATGTTTCAGGTTCAAAGTCGATCATACGTAACTGGCAACATCACGTACAGGAGGTTCTTCGTCCCAACCCCAGTCACCTTCCATACCATTTACAGAATACTCGGTGACTCTCTTCTCAAAGAAGTTGTCGTGTGACGCACCATTCAGTACCCAGTCCAACCACGGTAGTGGATTGTCCTTCACACCGAACTTAGGTTTCATGCCAAGTTGTAGTAGTCTACGATCAGCAATGTGTCGAATGTATTGTTTAACGTCATTCTCTGATAGTCCTTCAATCTCACCAGACTGGTATGCAAGGTGAATGAATCGTTCTTCTAACTTGACAGCATTCTTTGCCATCTCGTAAATCTTAGACTTCAACTCATCGTTAACGATACGTGGATGTTCTTCGCAGAACTCACGGTACAGCTTTGCGTTACCCTGTACGTGCATTGTCTCGTCACGTATAGACCACTCAACAATAGTACCCATACCTTTCATCTTACCGAAACGTTGGAAGTTCAGTAGCATAACAAATGATGCGAACAGAGACATACCTTCGTTGAATACAGACTGTGCGAGTACTAGTGCTAGTCCTGTATGAGAGTGAATGTCACCCTCTTTCATAAAGTCAATCTTGTCTGCCATCTCTTTGTATTCCATAAAGGCAGAATGTTCTTCGTCTGGTAGGCCAAGGGTATCATTCAGTAGAGCATACGCACGTTGGTGTACACCTTCACGGTTTGCGAACGAGGATAACATATTGCGTATCTCGTTGTTCTTAAACTTGGGTATCATCAACTCATGGTAGTTCTCACCAACCTGTACGTCCGACTGTGTGAACAATCGTAGTACCTGAGTAATGAATTCCTTTTCCTGTGTAGAAAGTTTAAGTTTCCAATCTTGGATGTCTTCAGATAAATCTGCCTCATCCTCTGTCCAGTGAATCTCTTCATGTTTCTTGGTCAGTTCTACGGCCCACGGAAACTTGAATGGTTTGTATGTTTTGCTAAACTCTAGTAGTGCCATCTGTCTTATCCCTCACAAGCACGACATTCATCGTCTTCGCTTGTCTCTATTGGTTTATTTAAATATTCCATTAAGTCTTCATATCCACCTACATACTCACCTTCAATATAGATTTGGGGGACTGTCTTAACATCTCGTCCTGTTACTTCTTTTGCAGTCTTACCGATTTCTTTGAGGTCTATCTTATCATAAGGTATTCCTCTCAACTTCAGTTCTTCCATTGCCATTGAACAGAAAGGACAGTCTGCTTTACTATAGACTATACTACGCATATCACCCGCAAGTGCCACACGTTCTACCTTCTCAGATACATTCTCTGCTCTTTGTTTTGCTTCTGTGCGTAGGTAATACAGACCTTTAAGTCCTTCTTTCCATGCTTTTATGTGTACCTTGTTTACATATGACTTGTCCGCACCAGACGGGAAGAACAAGTTAACTGATTGACCCTGACAGATAAACGGTTGTCTCTCTGCCGCATGGGTAACAACCCAGTTCATGTCCAACTCTGCGGCAGTCCTAAAGATTGCCTTCTCACCTTCTGTGAAGAATGGTAGATGTTGTACCGAACCCTTGTTAGTGATAATTGATGTCCAGTTGGACTCGTTGTTCTGACCCTTATCAGTAAGTAATTGGTCAAGGTATTTATTCTTTACAAGGAATGAACCCGCACGTGTTCTGTGGGTGTATGCATTCGCCTTCAGTGGTTCGATGGACGGGGAGGTTGACAGGATAACACCACTCGATGCATTTGGAGCGATTGCAAGAAGGTGAGAATTACGTCTACCACTCCCTTCACCGTCTGGATACTCTCCACGTTCGGTTGCGAGTAACTCGGTTTCTCGGATAGCTTCGTCTTGAATATGACGGAACACGACTTTGTTGATTTCTCGTGCTGCTTCAGATTCCCATGCCACTCCATGTTTCTGTAATAGGGAGTGGAATCCCATTGCACCAAGTCCGATACTACGTTCACGGGAGGCACTAAACCTTGCACGTGAAATTGTGTCGGGTGCATTGTCGATAAAGTACTGCAAGACGTTATCCAACATACGGATAATGTCACGAACAATACTGGTATCTTTCCAGTCATCGTAGTATTCCAGATTTAGAGAAGACAGACAACATACGGCAGTACGATCTGCATCTGTGGGTAAATGAATCTCGTTGCATAAATTAGAACCATGTATCTTCAATCCTTTATCTTTCAGTGGTTGGGGTAACGATGCGTTTGCGGTGTCAATGAAGTTCATGTACGGTTCACCAGTACGGAATCGTGTCTCTAGGATACGTTCCCATAACTTACGTGCATTGACAGATTCTTTGACAGAACCGTCCTTGGGGTCACGTAGGTCGAACGTGTTACCACTAGTAACCGCTTCCATGAACTCATCAGTAATATTGATAGCATTGTGTAGGTTCAATGCTTTACGTTGTACGTCACCCGTAGGTACACGCATATTTAAGAATTCGATGATGTCTGGATGACTCACATCCATGTATGCCGCATAGGAACCCTTGCGAGTCTTACCTTGACGGTACGCAATCATATCTGCGTCAACAGTATGAAGGAACGGCATTGGGCCAGGCGCAATATCAGATACAGTTCTTACATCAGACCAATGACCGCCTACACCACCTCCCATGACGGATAACCATCTTAACTCGGATGAGTGTCCAATCAGACCTTCTAGTGTGTCGGGTACATAGGTAAGGAAACAACTGATAGGCATACCTTTGCCTTTCTTATCACCACTAGGTGCATTAGATAGTACAGGTGATGCGAACATGAACCATTTATTAGAGACGTAATTGTATAGACGTTGAGCTAACTCATCGTCCATTTCATCTCGGTACTTACTCCATGCTTGTGATGCTCTTGCGAACCCCTCTTGAGGACTCTTTTCATTATCATTTAAATAAAAATCTTTTAACATCCCAACTGCGTATTCTTCTAGTAGGGAGTCTTTCTTCTTGTCAATTTTGAGGGGCATTTTCACTTTCCATAAGTATAGTTATTCTGGGGGGTAGTATTATATATACCCCTTAGATTTTTCAATTGGTGTATTATACCCCAATTAAGGGGTATAGTCAAGCTTATTTGAAATTTATTTTCGTTGTTTGTCTATGGCACGAGAACCGAACCAGAACGATATGATAGCGGCAAAGATTGCCTTGGTGTCACCATCCCACAATAGTCCCAGAGAATCTGCAAGTGGCAAACCACTATCCAGTGCTTCCCTTAGAAGTGCAATCTCGATTGTAACGAACAGACCGAAGAATGCGTATGTAATTACTGGACGTACAGATTTCTGTAGACCTGCAATGATACCTGTACCTTGGTTGATTGAAATGTCGTGTTGAATCAGACGGTCATGCTCTTTATCCGCACCCTGCTGTTCATACATCTTGACTTCATGGTCAAAACCCTTTGCACGGAGTTCTGCCATTTTCTCCATCTTCTGGAGTTCGAACTTGTTGTCCGACTTCTTTTGAAAGTGTCCGGTGATTGCGGGTACAACAGAACCACCAAATCCTAACAGACTACCTAATAATCCACTTAACATAATTTACTTCCTATGCGTTACACCCTTGTGTTCTTTACGATTAGCCATGAACCGTTTTACAACATCGGGTTTCTTCTTCTTCTTCTTTAGATGAACAGGAGGTTCGCCTGTAAGACCGGCCACTGAACCAACACTGGTCATCTCCTCATAAAACTTATTGAAATTTCTCATCGAACTATTTCTCCGGTTGTGAAATACACCCACTGGTTAGAGTTCAGGTGTATTCCTTTATAGATGTCAATACCTAATACTTCCATAATAGGTTCTTGATGACCCAGACATATTCGTACCTTGTCATCTTTCTTAACAACATCTTCGCATTGTATCGTATTCCCAGCGGAGTTTGCGGTGACAGTATCGTATTTCATGCGATAGATGCCGTGGGATAGTTCTTTGTTCTCAATCATAAACCACTGAGAGTCTTCTGCAAGACAATCCAAAATATCGATACCAGTGGCATTGTGTATCCTGTCTAGATTCTTATCAGACAGTTCACCGTGTTCTTTAATGAGTGCGAGTGCGGCACCATAACGTGCAATCACAGAGGAACCGCCTGGTGCTTTCGCCATGATCTTCTTGAGGTTGAATACAAGTCGGTGGAAAGGTGTATAGTGTGAACGATACGCATCACGGTCATCAGTACTATTCGTATTGAATTCTTTCTTACGTTTACCGTTTATATCAATAATACCTTTCTTGAATGCGTCAGTGTTCTCAATCGGAGTGACTAACAGTTTCAAGAACCGAATCGTGTATACTAAGTCTGCTGCTGTTTTTAATATTCCCATAATACTATTTATACCTTAAATTCAAATGTTTTTAATTTATTTGTCTGTTATCGCTCGGAGTGATTCGACAACAACCTTATCCATTTCTATATTGGTATATTCGGTGTTGTTGATTGCCTTGAGGAATATAAGGAATGGTTTGAGTGTACCCCAGTGTTCGAGTTCTACCTTTAATTCAAGGATGTCTAATCCCGCTTGGTATCCAAACACGTTGAATATTACTATTAGATGGTTGAGTATGAGACGTTCAGATAATACACCCGTGTCTCTATAACGATTGAGTAACCGTTTTACGTACTTGAATTTCTTGAGGTCTTCGAAGAACTCTTCGCTATCAATACACAGGGGATTGACATAGTGTTGTGCAGCGTATAGAGTAAGGTTGTCTTTAGTGAGTTGCAACATTATGTAATTCCAAGTAAAAGGGGTATTTTAGTATACCCCTCTACTTAGGGTTTGTTTAAAGTAAGTCTTTTACTTCGTCAATAAGGTCTGACTTAGACTTTCTGCGGTCAAGTTCGATACCGTGGGTACGTCCTAGTGCTTCAAGTTCAATCTTAGTCATCTCGTCAAGAGACTTACCACCAACAGGTGCTTCAGTTAACATAGTTGGAGTTTTGTAATGACCCTGAGATTTTGTAAAGTCATTGACCGGAACTTCTACCAACACTTCTGGTGCTTTCTGTGGTGCGGTTACACCGTGAAACTCTGCAATCTGTTCTGGGGTGAATCGTCCAGACGCATACACTTCACCAGTCTGTGGGTCTTCCCAACCGTTCGCTGTCGGTACTGCGTTTTCGCACCATGCGGGAGCTTGAATAGTCATATTGTGTTCCTATAATTTAGTAAGTGAATCCAACTGCAACACCCTTGACACCAACATTGGCAGCGAAGATTTTATCAGTCGGTAATTTTCTTAGTTCAACAACACCCTTTGCTGTAAGGGTAAGTGTTCCGATATCAGTACCACCAGTTTGTTCCAGTGTTACTAGATGGTCAGAGGTGGTTGAGTTGTACAGTCGTACAATTGATGCACCACTAAAGTTTGATGCTGTACCTGTGGAATCTCCACAGGCAGCTTCTGTTCCAAGTAATTGTATCATGATTACCCTCTCTTAGCCATACGTTGTAGGAATGAACGTGCTTCTCTAGTACGTGCATCATGCGGGTTCTTTGATTTAGGTTCTTCCATTGCGGCAATCTCACTCATGGTCTTACCATCAATGATGTTTTGTGCTTGTGCAATAACGTTATCTGCGTCTTCTGCAACAGTTGACTTGACAATCTTGTTGTCACCGAGAGTGTTGTCTACATTACGCTTACCAGATGATGCTTTAGTTGCATCTTCGGCAGACTTAGATTTTACTTTTGCATCTTCTATATCATTGTTTACTTCTTCAGAACCTTTACCAGACTTCTTGGCAAACTCTTTTGCCTTGGGAGAGTCTTTAGAATCCATCTCTTCAGGTTTGGTTGCATTAGACTTACGTGCGGCAGATTCCCACATATTGTGGAGTTCTGTGATTGCGTCAGCTAGTCCTCTGATTTCTTCGTTGGTTGTGTAACCTTCACCAATCTTAGAGATTTCAGCAGTCTTGGCATTAGATGCGACTTTCTTCTTGTCATCTTTCTTACCAGCAACTTTAGGGTCTTTCACTTCGTCTTCAGACTCATCTTCGGAATCCTTCTCTTCACCATCGTCTTTCTTGGCAAATGGATTAGGTTTCTTCTTCTTATCATCTTCTTCTTCGTCTTGTGCTTCATAAAGGTCATCGGCATTTTGTTTACCGTACTTCTTAATGAAGTCTTTCTTAGACATCTTTTCGGAATCGTCAATCATCTTGCTTTTAACTTTACCTTCTTCAAGGTCAACGTCTTCCTTCTTGAAAGGATTAACACCCTTCTTAGGTTTAGCATTCTTGGCAGGTTTATCACCACCGTCAATTGCATCATCCGTTGCCGCACGTTTCTTGTGCAGGAACTCATCAGACGAATCAACATCACCATCGTTATCGATGTCTTTGTCTTTACGGTCTTTAAATTCTTTATCGTTTGCCTTATCGTCTACAGGGTCGAGTTTCTTCTTCTCAGAAAGAGTCCAACCTTTTGCAAGGTATTCTTTCTCTTTAGACTTATCGATTACGATGGTCTTACCACCTTTAGTAATCATAGAGTCTTTCTTTGGGTCTTTCATTTGACGTGCTTCATCTATTGCTACTTGAGGAGTCATAACGGAAGATATTGCTTCCATCAATCCTTTCATGTCTTTAGTTCTCATCATTGTTCTCCGTTACATCCACATTAATTTGATTGCGCCACCGATTATGGCGACAGTGATTAAATAAACTACTTTATTGATGATCGCAACAGTATGTGCGTTCTCATCAACCTTCTTTTCTATATCATCTAATTTCTGAGAGAACTTATTCATCCTATCATAGTTATTTTCATTGTTTCTTTCCAAGGAACTCATCTTCTCCTCAACACGGGCCAACGTAACTAATGCCTCGGCAAGTCTATCCAGTTTTTGTTCTAGACGGTCAAATCTAGCAACAGAGTCCATCTCTATTCTTGCTAACCTTGAAGACTGTGTTTCCGATGCCATGTTCGTGAACCCTGTGTTTAATTTGGTATAGTTCTATTTATAAGATTAATATTTTTAGTCCTATAAGAACTTATTTTATTTAACCAATTGATTGGATATGTTATCCCAAGGTAATCAGTTAACTTGTCTAATTCTTTTACCGTACTATCATCGTCTTTAAACAACAGTTCATACGGGTCTACTACGTGGACACTCTGTCCTTCTGGTATCATCTCCATGAACATATTATAATAGTATGCTTGAGATTCCCAAGGTCTATCCCAGAACTGTTCAACATCTAGGATACCATCATCTATCATATCTTGACCGGACTGGTGATCCGAGGTCTTAATTAGTTTCTTCTTAGCAAGACTCTGGGTGTAATCAAGACTTTCTCTTGTTACAGATAAGAACAATATAGTCTTGTTCTCATTACAATCTTTCCAGAGATAATCAATCCAGAAGTCTTGATTGATAGGAAAACCATATCCGTGGTCTAACCTTACATTCCATAGACTGCCATTCCATATCGGTCTCTGTACATCTCTAGGGTGTACTCTGGTCACCTCTGGTTCGTGTGACTGGTAATCTTCCCTCTCTAGAAACCATCTTTCGGTTTCAGTGTTATACCGCAATCCTTTGGTAGCAATACTATGATGTTCTGTTAACAATCCACCAAAGAATTCACCACCAGCACCACCACGATATAATACATTAAGCAGCTTCATATATTCTAATTATTAAATCACCGTCACCCTTTAGGATACGGTGATACTCCATCTTATCTATACTATAACTATGACCTTCCAACATATCTACAGGTTCTTCGTTGTCGCGTTGCAACATCCATCCATAACCCTCTATAACGTGGAAACTCCTATCCCTCTCATCCATATGCCAAACCAATTGTGATTCGGATACATCCTCTCGGAATACCCTTATCTTACCATTACTTACTGATAATTCGGTATATGCTCTAGTTACATAATTTACCAAAAGAAGTTTCCTCCTCCAGATAGTCCGAGTTGTTTGGCGTAACGTGGTAGGTTACACGCCCAGTATCCTGCTTTAGTCTTGTCCTTCTTGTTTGCACAATCGTGTCGTGCAGCGAAAGACTTACGTGCAGCTGGGTCATTCAACTTAACTTTGAGTCCAGTGGTGTCACCCCAAGAGACTTTCTTTACCTTGTCTCCGTCTTTGACATACACATAGTACTTCTTTGCGCCACCAACTTTGGGTTTGTTCAATGGTGGGTTCTTCTCTTCTGCTTCGAAGATACAATCTAACGCAACATTTTCACCCTTATAGGTTGCGAACTCACCAAGATTACCCTCAATGATATCAATCTCACTGGGGTCTACTGTCAGTTCTCCGGCATGATATGCTTCACGAACATCACGGAAGTACTCGAAGTATTTCTCAGAACCAACCCTGTACTGATTATTCTCAATCAGAGATGATTCTTTTACACAACTGCAATGTTCGTCAAAGGATTGCATGGTTTACCTTATTTACTTAATCGTTTAAGAAGACCTTGAAGAGACTTCAAATCTTTTGAAATTATTTTCTGAAACTTTTCTTTGTCCTGTGGTTTCTTCAACATACCGAACAGTCTAGTCATCTTATCTGCGTCTGCCTGAGAAATCTTACCCTTCTTACCGTTTTCAAACTCAATATCCCCACCTTTGGGTAGGTCGGATGCTTTGCGTACTTGCATTAGAACATTCTTAGATGCCGCCTTGCGGTCATCATCGGTTGCGTCATTATCATCATCCGCACTGTCCTTACCACGTTTACCCATTGCTCTCATTGCGTCTGCTCTTGCAGATGCTTCATCAAGAGATTCCTTAGTAATCTTAAATGAATCAGCAGAAGCAGATTTAAGAGCAGGGTCTTTCCACAACTTCATAGCTTTATTAATTGCTTCAAAAGCAGAACGAGCATTAACAACTTGCTTATCACCTTTCTTAAGCTTATTAACTGGTTTTTGAACAGTAACTGTCCAAGTAGACATAGTTGCTTCACTAATATCTTTAAACGTTTTAATTGCTTCGGTAACAGTACCTTCAGCCATTTCTACACTTTCCGTTCCGTCACCAACTTTATCAACCAGTTTTTGAATCTTGCCACCGTCACCACCTTTAAATTCTATTTGCAACATGGCATCGCCTCGACTGGGTTTGTCAACCTTTATGTTCTTACCGCCACCCCTTTTGATTGCATCAACATAAGGTTTTTCGTCACCTCTGTCGTATTCGCCATCTTCGTATTCTTTCATGAAAAGATTAGCAGCTTCGTTAACCTGTTCAACTTTTCCAGCCTTGTGACCAAGGAGTTTATGAACAAGTCCAACAAGCTTGTTAATATCAGATGCTTCCATCTTCTTTTGCATTGCGGGGTTAACTTTATCGTATGCTTGGGTGACAACACTGGCGGTAAACATATCAATCATGACACCACCAACTTTACCCGCACTCTTATTCTTTACGATTTTTTGAAGGTCGGGGATGAGGTTCTTACCCTCTTGTAATTCGTTTGATTCTTTCATATCTTTCATGAAATCCTTTATTGCTTTGACATCGATACCAATCTTTTTAGAAATCCACTCTGCGGACTTCCCTGCTTTTACGTAACCATGAAACTCTTTCATCTTACCTTCGTCAAGGTCTACAGACTCATTGGCATACTTTTTCTTCAGTT